GGTCGGGGGTGGGGTGACGGCCGAGGGGGCAACGAATTCGGTTTTCCCCTCCTGGAAAGAGACAGCAATCGCAATCTGAAGGATCGCTTCGGCGGTCCTTTTTTATTGGAAAAAGGAAACAGGTCATGCGGGCCAGCGAGGGTGAGGTCGATCGGATGATCGAGCGGGAAATCTTTCATCATTATCCGGGGTCGACGGTGGTCGGCTGCGTGCTGGTGACGGGCTTCGGCTACCAGGCGCACGGGTTTTCCATTGCGGGCGACCCGGACGGGTTCGACCTGGAGCGGGGCATGGAAATCGCCCGCAGGAATGCGCGCGGCCGCCTCAACGGGCTTGAGGCCTATTGCCGGCTGAAGGAGAAGGTGGAGATCCGATGAGCGAGACGATTGACTTCAGCGTGACCGGCGACGCGTGGACCGAGGTGGCGAGCGGGTCGGAGTTCGTGACGGTTGCCACCAACGGCCGGGAGCGGTTCGCCGTCCATGCGGGACCTTCGGCTCCGGCGTTGACGGCGCCGTTCCTGGAAGGCGCGCCGTCGGAGCCGGTGGCGCTGTCCGGTCTGACCGCGGGCGACAAGGTCTATGTGCGGGCGGCGATCAGCCTGGCGCGTGTCGTGGTCGTGCGGAGCTGAGCCATGTCCGGACATGTTTTCGGCCGGCCGGGACCGGCCCGAGGCCTCGGGTTCGGGCCAAAGCGCAGCCGCTTTGTATCCGATGCGCCGGCGGATTTCCGCTTTGCCGACGTGCTGGCGCGGGTGAATTTCACGCAAATGACCGCGCCCGATGCGGTCGCTCCGGCCTTTACCCGCGCCAGCAGCCGACACGGTGCGGAGGCTTCGGGGACCCTGATGCCGTTTGCGGCCGGCGAGCCGGCAATCCTCTCCGGCGTGGGGTATCGGCATAACGAAGGCTGGACCAACGAGGTGACCGATCCGCTGGCGAGCGGCGCGGTCGCCGGAGTTGTCGGCTCCGGCGGCAGCCTGCCCACCGGCTGCGGGACGGGCAACATCGACACGGTTGAGGTGCTCTCCGTCGAGGCGAGGCCGGATGGCCGGACCTGGGTCACCGTCAGCCTGACCAAGGGGACCGTGGCATCGGTGACCTATCCGCGTCTGTGGTTCGTGACCAATGTCGCGAGCGGTGCCGGCGATGACTGGTCGGCCCGGGTCAGGCTGAACCTGATCTCCCATTCGGGTGCGGCCGGGGCGGTTCAGGCCCAACTCGAGGGTATCTCGAACTACAAGGCTCTTGATCTCTCCAACCTTGCCGTAGGGGAACAGGAGGTCTTCCTGTCCGGGCAGAACGACGGAACATCGACGTCGGTCAAATTCCAGATCGGGGCCAATCTGGCCATCGGGGAAAGCTGGAACTGCGTTGTCGAATTCGCGCTGCCGCAACTGACGCAAACGGCCTACCAGATGCCGCCAGGTACGGGCACGACGGCGGCGGACCGGATGATTTTCGACGCGGCCATGGTCGGTCTCGCGACCAACCCGTCCCTGACCGGGTTCACCGCTCTCTGGCGCGGCATCCTGCGCGAAAGCGATGCGGATTACGCCCGGGCCTTCGAGGCCGCCCATGACATCGACAACAGGCTGGCCCTGGCGAAGAACGCCGCCAATCAGTTGACGATCCTCCATGCCGTTGACGGCATCTACGGGTCGGCACAGCTGGCCGCCGGGCTCGGCGAGGAAACGACCGTCGGCGTCACCTGGCGAGCGGGTGGATCGATGACGATCGCCGAGGCCGGACAGGTGCAACTGACCCGAACGGTCACGCCATTTGATGCGGTCATCACCACGCTGAGTGTCGGTTGCGGCAGGACGGGCGCGGATCTTTTCAACGGCGAAACCGGGCGGTTCCTGTGCATTCCCACGGCAATCGGCGATGACGAACTGGCTCAGCTGGTACAGCGGGCGGCAGCGTGAAGGAGGCTTTCCTGACCGGAGGAGAATATGCCAGAGCCTGAAAGCAAGGACGATGCCGCCAAATGGAAAACGTCCAGGGCGCGCAAGGCGGCCTGCGCGCGGTTTTGCGCTCATATCCGCCAGGGTTTGTCCATGGACTGCTTTCCCGAAGCGAGCGCCCGGACGATCCGCCACCATGCCAAGGCCTATCCGGAGGATTTTCCGGCGGAAAAGCTGGAGGCTGCGGCCCGGGAGGGGCTGCTGGTGTGGGAGACGCTCGGGCTGCAGGGGACGAAAGGCGAGATCGCTAAGTTCAGCGCGACCGCCTGGATGTTCAACATGAAGAACCGGGCGGGCTGGCGCGACCGGCAGGAAACGCGTTCGGAGACGGTGACCGCCGACCAGACACCGGCGAAACAGACGGTGAAGCCGAGACCGACCGGAGAGATCGCCCTGTCGATGATGGCCCTGATGGCCCAGGCCGAATACGAGCGGTGGACCGACAGTGGCGACGACCCTTGAAGGATTGATTGCGAAGATCGATGCCATGGCGCCTGGCGACCGGCTGGCGCTGCAGACGGGTCTGGACGAGGCGGGCGTGCTGGATCAATTCGCCCACTGGCAGCCGCAGGAAGGGCCGCAGACGGAGGGCTATTTTTCGCTTGCCGACCTGACGCTTTACGGCGGGGCGGCCGGCGGCGGCAAGACGGACCTGATCGCGGGGCTGGCGCTGTTCGCCCATCACAAGGCGGCGATCTTCCGCCGCAATCTGACTTCGCTGAAAGGTCTGATCCTGCGCATGAATGCCATCATGCGCGAAGCGGGGCTTGGTCGGATCACCGGCACGCCGCCGCGCTGGCTCGGGCCGGACGACCGGATCATCGAATTCGGCCACCTTGGCATGCCGGGGTCGGAGGAGGACTGGCAGGGTGTGGACCATGACCTGAAGGCGTTCGACGAGGGTGCGCAGCTCGATCCGCGCAAGATCATCTTCGTGCTCGGCTGGAACCGGACCACCCGGCCCGGGCAGCGCTGCCGGGGACTGATCGCCAGCAACCCGCCGCTCGGCGGGGAAGGGGACTATCTGCTGGACTGGTTCGGCCCGTGGCTGGATCCGCTGCACCCGCTTTACGGTGCGGCACAGCCCGGCGAACTGCTCTGGGCGGTCTTCATTGACGACGGCGACGCGATCCGTTCCGTCTGGGTGGACGGGCCGGAGCCGGTGGAGATCGAAGGCGAACTCAGGACGCCAAAGAGCCGGACGTTCATTCCCGCGCGCATGGGCGACAACAAGTACCTGGGCAAGGACTACGAGGCCCAGATCGACCAGATGCCGGAACCGATGCGCACCGCGCTCAAGACCGGTGACTTCGTCGCCGCGCGCCAGGATCACGACTGGCAGGTGATCCCGTCGGAATGGGTGGAGCTTGCCTTCCAGCGCTACGACCGGGGCGTCGAAGCAGGCCTGCCCATGGATGTGATCGGTGTCGACGTGGCCCAGGGCGGCAAGGACAAGACGGTGCTGGCGCCGCTGCACGGGCGGCGGTTCGAGGCGAATATCGTCCGCCGGGGTGCGGACACCCGCGACGGGGCGGAGGTCGGAGCGCTGGTGATCCGCGAGCGGCGCGACGGGGCTCTGATCGTGGTTGACTGCACCGGCGGCTGGGGCGGCGACACGGTCGGCTTTCTTTCCCGCGAAAACGGCGTACCGGTGGAAAAATGCGTGTTCTCGGAGCATTCCGGGGAAGCGGCGTCCGACAGCCGGATGCCGTTCTACAACCTTCGGGCGCAGCTTTACTGGCGGTTTCGCGAGGCGCTGCATCCGACCAGCGGCGCGGGGATCGCGATCCGGCGGTCGAGCGTGGTCAAGGCGCAACTGACCGCGCCGCGCTGGAGCGCGCGCGGCAACAGGATCCTGATTGAAAGCAAAGAGGACATCCGGAAGCGGACCGGTTCGTCCCCGGACGAGGCCGACGCGATGGTGATGGCATGGGGATGGCGGGACAAGGCGGCGTTGAAACGGGCGGTGACGACACAGGCAAAGACCAGGAGCGCGCCGATGGAGGATCCGCTGGCCGACTGGTGATCCGCGATCTGTGCGTGCGCGACGCCTCCTATATCGCGGCCAACATGCGCGCGGCGGACCTGGCGGAGATCTCCTGCCTGTGGAAACACTGGGACACGCGGGCGCTGGCCATCTGTGCAGTGGAGCATTCGTTGCCGGGCATGGCCTGGTCGGTGTGGCTCAAAGGCCAGCCGGTGGCGGCCTACGGCTTCAGCTACGTGTCGCCGTTCGATCCAGACCACTGGCAGGCCTGGGCGTTCGGGACCGAGCGCCTCAAGAGGGCCGTGCCGGCGATGACACGGCATGTCAATTCTCTCCGGGACCAGATCGCGGCGGAGTGCCGGCGGCTGCAGGTGCTGACCTACAAGGAGCATGACATTTCGCACCGCTGGCTGGAAAGCCTGGGCGCAAAGCGCGAAGGCGTGCTCAGGGCCTATGGGCGGAATGGCGAGGATTTCGTTGTCTATGCGTGGGTGAGGGGTGCGGAGAGGGGATGTGGCGAGGCCGAGCGCCAATCCCGGCTGTCATTCCCGGCAAGCGAAGCGCGATCCGGGAACCGGTAACCGTAGCCTCCCTGCATCAACAACAGACTTCAGGGGGTACTGGGTCCCCGCTTTCGCGGGGATGACAACTGAGGATGGGGTGAGGCTGTGCCCGTTCCGGTCCGCGCTTTCCCGTTCAACCATTTCAAAACACGAGGTGAACCATGTGCCTGTTCGGTGGCAGCAAGTCGTCTGCGGTGGAGGAAACGCCGGCGCCCAGGAAGCCGGATCCGGCACGGCAGGCGGCGAATTTGCAGAAGAATGAGGCGCGGCGGCGGGCGGCGGCCTATGGCCGGCGGGCAACGGTTCTGACCAGTCCGCTGGGGGTGCCTGACTACGGGCGGTATTCGCGCGGCGTGACCGTGCTGGGCGGTGCGTGATGGGGGTCGTCGACGATCTGAAACGGGAGCTCGGCGCCGCGCGCGGCGAGCGCCAGGGCTACGAGGGCGACTGGCGCGACTATGTGGACTATACCGCGCCGGACCTGGACCGGGCCTTCAACACCGTCGGCGGTGTGCAGGTGACCGGCATGGCGGCATGGACGCGGTCGGCGGCGCGGGAGCGGTCGCGCAGGCTTTACGACGGTACCGCCGTCTGGCTGCTGGACCGGCTGGTGTCGGGCATCGAGAGCCTGACCATGCCGAAGGGCGTCAACTGGCACGGCATCGGCTTCGACGATCCGTTCGCGACCGAGCCGACCCCGGAGGAGCAGGAATATTTCGATGCGCTGCGGGATCATCTGTTCCGCATCCGCTATTCGGACAGGTCCGGCTTCGCGCTGGCGAACCGGTCGTCGCTGGCATCGACGGTCAAGCTCGGGACGGGGGTGCTGTTTCCGGCGGAAAACGAGGAGCAGCTTGCCAGTATCCGCACGCCGGTGCTCTACCGTTACGTGCCGCTGCATGAGATCTACCTGATCGTCGACGCGCAAGGCAACGACTGCGGCTTTTTCCGGGTGCGCTCGCTGAAGGCCTGGCAGGCAGCGAAGGAATATGACGGCAATCTGTCGGAGAAGGTGAAGGCGGATGCGGAGGACGCCGGCCGGCGGAACAACGACCATGTGTTCGTTCATGCCTGCGTGCGGCGGGAAGGCGGCTATGCGGCTGCGGCGGATGTCAAGCGCTCGCTCTTCGAAAGCATCCATTTCGAACAGGACAGCGGCCATATCTGCCGCCGGGGCGGGTTCTTCGAATATCCGCTGGTGGTGCGCCGCTGGGACCGGGACGGGCTGTCGCCCTACGGTTCGCCGCCGCAGGCGAAGATGATGGGCGATATCAAGTCGCTGCAGAGCCTGGTGAAGGACAGTCTCGTCGCCAGCGCCCAGGCGGTTCGCCCGCCGCTTGCCACCCACAAGAGCGAGCGGCCGCTGGACCTCAATCCCGGCCGGGTCAATCCGGGGCTGATCGACGAGCAGGGACGCAGGCTCTACGGCGCGATGATAGACACGGTGAACCCGGGGGCTGCCGTCGGCGAGATCGACCGCATCCGCGAGGCCCTGCGGCTCGGCCTTTACGGCGACCTGTGGCAGACGCTGCTTAACGGCAACGGCCGCACGGCGACGGAAGCCACGATCCGCGCCCAGGAAAAGGCGGACATGATCGGTCCGTTCACGACCAATATCCAGGCCGGGCACGGGGTTCTGTTCGAACGGGAGATCGGCATTCTCGGCAGGCGGGGGGCGTTCGCTGAAGGCTCGCCCCTGGCGCCGCCGGAGAGCGTGGCGGGCAGCGAAATCGCTGTGCGCTCCACCGCGCCCATCGACCAGATGCGCGAGGCCGGTCATTTCGAGGGGCTGGCGAGTTTCCGCGAGTATCTCAACGGTGCGCTTGCCACCAATCCGGAAGCGGCCGACTGGCTGGACGAGGACGAGGAGCGCAAGCTGGCGCAACGCTCGCTCGGCCTGCCGCAGAAACTGCTGCGCCGGCCGGAAGAAGTGGAGGCAATCCGGGCACAGCGTGCCCGGCAGGAGACGATGGAACAACAACTGGCTGCCGGCGAGAGCCTCGCCCGCATGGCGAAGGACGGCGCACCGCTGGCAAGGCTCATCGCGGAGCACGGCGATGGTCAGGAAAACGGTTCTGCCGCCGCCCCGAGCGGAACCGCTCCGGCAGAAGAACCGGGAGGCGGGAATGTGGCATAGCCTGAAGCGTCGCGCCCGCGGGCGGCGGGCGCAGGCCCGACAACTGGAACGGTCCTACAGGGCCGTTTTTTTATGCCCGGACGGCGAGACGGTGCTGGCGGATCTGGCCGCGGACTGCGGCATGTACCAGGCCCCGCCGGACGGCGTGACAGCGGAACAGCGGGCCTACATGGACGGCCGCAAGGCGTTGTTCGCCCGCATTCTCGCCTGTATCCGCCTGCCGTCGGAAGAACACGCCGCCCTGCAGGAAGCGGCGCGGCTGGAAACCCTCCCACTGAACGAGGATGACTGACATGGATGGAACCACGGGCGACGACCCGGGAGCCCCGGGCGTTCGCGGCCAGGGCGCACAGGAGATGTCCGCGGATGGCGATATCGGCGGTGGCCGCGCCGCGGAAACCAGCCTGGAAGGGATGATTTCCCTGCCGGGTGAAAATGCGACGGCGGAAGAACGCGCCGACTTCTACAAGGAGATTTCAGGCACCTGGACGCCGCAGGACGGCTACAGGTTCGCCCTGCCGGAGGGACTTCCGGAGACATTCCCTTATGACCAGGATTTCGCCCGCGAGGCGGGGGACTGGTTCAGGGAGGTCGGCCTTCACCCGAGCGCGGCGCAGGCGCTGCACGACAGGTGGGTCGGCAAGATGGCGGATCTGCATCAGCACGAGTTGCAGGCCGCCAATGAGCGTGCGCAGGAGCAGGCGGAAGCGGTGGAGCAAGCCCACAGCGCGCTTGTGAAGGAGTACGGCGACCCGGGCAGCGACGGCTACAGGAATGCTGTGGCCAAGGCCGACCGGGCGATGAACGGGCTGAAGGACGCGGGGATCGACGTGACCGGCTGGTTTGCCGGGAAAGGCATTCTGTCGGACGCGGATCCGCGCGGACTTCAACAGGTGGCGGACCCGGTCGCGGTCCGGCTGCTTGCCTTTATCCACGACAAGGCGTTCAGGGAAGACGGCCTGACCACGGAAGGCAACGGCAATGCCGCAGGCAACCCGTTCGATCTCAACACCACCGACATCGGCCGGCAGACCGAGATCATCCGGTCAGCCCCGGAACGCGCGAAGGCGCTGATCATCGCCGCCGGCCGGGATCCCAAGAAATTCAACCTGTGAGGCCTGAACCATGGCAACGACTACCATTGCGGACATCATCGAGCCGCGTGTCTTTACCCCCTACATGCAGGAAAACCGCCCGGAAAAGCTGGTCATGATGGAGCGTTCCGGGATCCTGTCTGCGCCGGACGAGGCGCTCGCCTCGCGCTTCCTGTCCGGCGGCCGCAAGATCGAGGTTCCCTACTGGAACGACCTCGACCGGAACGAGCCGTCGATCATCAACGACGGCGACACCGCGATCACGCCGGAAAAGATCACCGCCGACGACCTGATCGCCTACAAGCACCGCATGGCCAAGGCCTGGGCGTCCAAGAGCATCACCGGCATGGTCGCCACCGGCGACGCGCGCTCGCCGATGGAGCAGGTCGCCAGCCGGGTCAATTCCTACTGGTCCTGGGTCAAGGAAATGCACGTCATGAACATCGCCTCGGGCGTGATCGCCGACAGCGTGGCGAACCACGGCGGCGACATGGTGTTCGATGTCTACCAGGACGTGGCGTCTCCGGCGGCGTCCAACCGGATCTCCTCCGCGGCGGTCAACCGTGCCCGGCTGACCATGGGCGACGCCATGGAGAACCTGCGCGCCATCGGCATGCATACCCATGTCTATGCCACCCTTCTGGACGACGAAAAGATCGACTTCGTGCAGCCCTCCAACCTGCCGTTCCAGATCCCGACCTACATGGAAATGACGGTGTTCTATTCCGACTTCTTCCCGGTCACCCCGGGTACGAATTCGGACAGGTACACCTGTTTCCTCTACGGGGGCGGCGCCTTCAAGCATATCGACGAGGTGCCGAGCGAACCGACCATCTACGGCAACATGGGCACGGAGATCACCCGCGATCCGAACACCGGCAACGGCGGCGGCGAGGACCAGCTGATCACCCGCCGCTACGAACTGCTGCATCCGGCCGGCATGTCCTGGACCGCGGCCTCCATGGCGGATGCCAACGGCGCGACCTTCGCGGAACTTGCGACCGCGGCGAACTGGAGCCGCAAGTACATGCGCAAGAACATCCCGATCTCCGCGCTGGACGTGAACGTCTAGGGTCCTGACCCTGGGCGTTCTGACGCGGTTGAGGCCGACGGCAGATTTCGGGGGCGGTTCGGTTCCGCCCCTCGCCCGGTTGTCATCCGCGCGAAAGCGGGGTCCCGGCTCTCCGCTTCGCTTCGGCCGGGACGGCAATCGGGGCACTGGCGGCGCCCTGCCATCATACCCGGGGCAGGGTTCGACCTTTCTCCAATGACAGGGGACACCAATGATCAAAACACAGCATGAGCGGCACATGGAGAGGCTGCAGCGGAACGTGCATACGGATCTGGCCGCGCTGATGCCGGAAAAGACCGCACGGGAAAAGAAGCGGGAGGCGGTGAACGATGCGGTCTCCTGCGCCTGGAACCGCCGGCAGAAGGGGCGGCATTCGGCGGCGGCGCGTGGCCTGCCGGATAACTGGCGCGACGCGCACTGGAAGACGCTGCAGAAGCTGGCGGAGGACCTGACCGGGCAGCAGGCCGAGACAAAGGCCGAGGCGGTGGCGGTCCTGGAGACTTACGAAGCCGGACAGGCGGTCTGACAGGCCGAACACCACACAGGCCGAACACAACTCCCGAAAAAGGCGAGACAGAATGGCAGGCACGGTCAACACCGACGTCGATATGGCGAACCTTGCCCTGGCGCACCTGAAGGAGCCGGGCATCCAGGCCTTCGACTATTCCAGCAAGGCGGGCCGCTGGTTCAAGGCAAATTACGCGGCCAAGCGGGATGCATTCCTGGCAAGGCACGACTGGGACTTCGCCATCAAGCTCACGGCGCTGGCCGCCGACACGCAATCGCCGCCGTTTCGGTGGGACTTCCAGTATGCCCTGCCGGCGGATTGCCTGCGGGTGCCGCAGCAGACGGAAAAGGGCGGACGCAACGGGCGGTTCCTGGAGTACGAGGTGATCGGGCGCAAACTGATGAGCGACGTCCAGCCACCGTTCTGTTTGCGCTACGTTCGGCGGGTGGAGAGCGAGGCGGAATTTTCGCCGCTGTTCGTCGATGCCTTCGCCTTTTTCCTGGCCGGAAGCCTTGCCCATGCGATTACCGGCAAGAACAGCTTCGCCCAGACCCTGCTGCACCAGGCGGAAATCGCCCTCGATGACGCGAGCCTGAGCGATGCCATGCAAGGCAGCGTGCAGCCGGCGGCCGAGACCGGGATTGTGACCATCCGATGAGCTATCATCTTCAGGCGACATTCAGCCGGGGCGAGCTGGACCCGGAGCTGGTCACACGGCCGGATCTGGAACTGTTCCGAGCGGCTCTCGCCGAATGCGAGAACTTCATCACCCTGAAGCGCGGCGGTTTCCGCAGGCGCGGCGGCACCCGGTTCATAGGGGAGGTGAAGGACAGCGGCGCGGGCGCGTGGCTGATGCCGTTCGAATTCGGCAGCGGCCAGACCTACATGCTGGAAGCCGGCGATTTCTATTTCCGCGTCCATACCAGCGCCGGAAGGGTCGGAACGGTCGAGGTTTCCACACCCTACAGCCTGGCGGTGCTGCCGGATCTCAAGTTCGTGCAGTCGACCGACACGCTGTTCGTGACCGGTGGCGGCATCAGGCCCCAGGCGGTCAAGCGCTACGGCGAAACCTCCTGGGCGATCGAGCCGATGGATTTTCAGGACGGCCCCTATCTGGACGTCAACATCAGTTCCACCAGCCTGGCGCCGGCGGAGACCGGCAACCCGGTACCGGTGATGACAAGCAACACCGCGCCATCCGGCGCGGTCACGAGTTCCGGGTCGCTTGCCGACGCCTACAGGGTGTTCAACGGGGACCCGGACAAGGTCGTCCTGTCCACCGGGGGGACCGGCTGGGTCGCCTACCAGTTTCCGGTCGGTGTCGTCATCGACGGCTACATGCTGCAGGCGCCGTCCGACAACGGCAGGACCGACGACATGCCGGCGCAGTGGTCCATCGAGGCGTCGTCCGACGGCAACACCTGGTCGGTGCTGGACACCCAGGACGCGGAAGCGGACTGGGCGTCGTCGGAATGGCGGTGCTATTCCTTTCCGAACAAAACCGCCCACAGTTTCTACCGGTTCCGTTTCACCAAGGGCGGCGGATCGGCGTCGGACGACGCGGCGATCGCGCAGTTGGTGTTTCACCAGGCGGCAAGCGACCAGACGCCGTTCGACCTGACCGCATCCAGCCTTGACGGGATCAACGGCGGCGCCGGATTTTCCGCCTCCGACACGGGTCGGCACATCCGGCTGCGCGGCAGCGACGGCTTCTGGCGCTGGGCGAAGGTCGACAGTGTCCCGTCTCCGTCGGTGGTCCGGATCCGGCTTTACGGCCAGTCGTTTCTCGACACATTCGCGATGGGCATCTGGCGGCTCGGGTCGTGGTCGGACCGGACGGGATGGCCCGGCGCCGTCGGCTGGCACAAGAACCGCCTGGTGTTCGCCAGCACGCAGACGGAGCCGCAGACCGTCTGGGAAAGCCAGACGGACGATTTCACCAATTTTGCCGTCTCCCAGCCGCTTGTCGCCTCGGACGCGGTTTCGGTCGGGATCCTGTCAGGACAGGTCAACCGCATCCACTGGCTGAACGACGACGATGACCTGCTGGCGGGAACCTCCAGAGCGGTGCGCGCCATCGGCAAGGCGACCTCCCAGGATCCTTTCGGACCGGAGAACGTGGATCAGACGCCGGAGACCAATTTCGGCGCAAACGGCATCCAGCCGATCAAGGTCGGATCCGTTCTGCTTTACTTCGGCCGTTACGGGACGGACATGCGCGAACTCGCCTATGATTTTCAGTCGGACGGGCGGGCGTCCCGGTCCGTCAGCGAAACCCAGTCGCATCTGTTCCGGGCCGGTATCGCAGGAGCCTGCCACCAGCAATACCCGGATTCCATCGTCTGGCCCTGGGACCGGGATGGCAATGTGGTCGGCTTCACCTACGAGCGCGAGCAGCAGGTCTTCGGCATGCACCGCCACGGTTTCGGAGGGGTCGTGGAATGCATGGCCTCCGTTCCCGGGGACGGGTTCGACGAGGTGTGGATGATCGTCAGGCGGGACATCAACGGCCAGACCCGGCGCTACATCGAGGTGATGCAGAAGCCGTTCGCCGGCCAGCCGATCGAGGACGCCTGGCATCTGGACTGCGCCGTGCGCTACGCGGGCGATCCCGCCAACACCGTCTCCGGCCTCGGACACCTGGAAGGCAGGGATGTGATCCTCTATGCGGACGGATCGGACTACGAGGGGACGGTCTCCGGTGGCGCGGCCAGCCTGCCGAACGGGCGGACGGCGTCGAAGATCCTTGTCGGCCTGAACGTGACGGCGCGGGCAAAAACCCTGCCGCCGCCTGTCAATACCAGGGACGGTGCCTCCGTCGGCCGGAAGATGACGATCGATGAAGCGAAGATATCCGTGTTCGAGACCGGCGTCTTGCGGATCGGATCGGAAACGACCCATGTGGACGCACAGATCTTCTACCGGGCCGGCGACAAGTATGGCGAGCCGGCCTCCCTGCGCACCGGCATTGTGGAGGCGGATGTGGAGCTGCGCCGGGAGGATGGCGGCCAGCTGGTGTTCGAGGCGAGCCGCGGCAAACCCTGCACCGTTCTTGCGGTGAACTACAACCTTTCAATGGAGCCCTGACCCATGTGCACACCGGCAATCGCCGTCGTCGGCTCGCTGCTCGGCAGCGTCGTTCAGGCAGCGGGAATACAGGCCCAGGCGAGCGCCCAGGCCGATGCGGAAGAGCGCCGCGCCAGATTTGCCGAACGGCAGAAGGACATCAGCCGCACCCAGGCGTCCCACGACCGCAAGCGGACCCGGCAGGACCTTGCCCGCATCCTCGGCAACAACCGGGCCGCCGGAGCGGAGCGGGGGCTGTCGAGGGCCGGCTCGCTCACCGACGTCATGGACGACACCACCTATCAGGCCGCGGGGGAGCTGGAAGCGAACCGGTTCAAGGCCGAGGCCGAGCGGGGCGATCTGACCCATGAGGCTCAAGAGGCCCGCGCGCGGGCCAGGGCGGCCCGCCGGTCCGGCGGTATCCGGACGTTCGGGGCGCTCCTGGGCGGGGGAACCAGAGCGGCAACGACCCTGGGCAGATCCTCCTACAGGCGTTTTTAGGGGAACACCGGGGCCTGCGCGCGACGAGACGGGCGGTCACCATGCGCTCATCAAGCCGGCCTTCAGTCCAGCTTCCGCAGGATCATTCCACTTGGGGACAGAAACAGCATGACAATCGGCGTTTTGACGGCCGGACGCGCGCAGATCGCGGGCGACGGCGTGACGGATCGTGTCGACCTGGATTTCCAGTTCATCGACCAGACCAACCTGGAAGTCATCCACGTGGACGCGGACGGCAACAGGCGCGAATGGATCCACGGGCTGTCGCCCGGGGCGTGGTCCTATAGCGGAGGGAATTTTGCGACCGGCACGGTGCATTTTACCGCGGCCGACCTGAAGGCGGGGGAGCATCTGATCGTCTCGCTCACCAGCAGCTACAGCCAGCCCTATGCATTCGACGGTGGCGAAATCGATCCGGCGGTCATCGAACAGGCGATGGACCGCAGCGCGATCGACATGCAGTCGGTGGCCAACCGGGCCTTGTTCGAAAAACACGGGGTCTATGACGTTTCCGGCGCGCCGGTGACCGGACTTCCGGATCCGGCCGGTCCGGAAGACGCGGTGAACAAGCGGACGCTCGATGCGGTGGCGCCGACGGTCGAGGGGCTGGCGGCCGGTGCCGCAGCCAGAGCCGTGGAGGCGGCCGCCTATGCCGCCCTGGCGGAAGGCGCGCTGTCCGGTGCAACGGCCGAGGCGGCGGAGGCGAAGACGGAGGCCGACCGGGCCGCGCTCCTGGCGGCCGGCATGGACGCCTATCGGGACGCTTTTCTGGCCCACGGTTATCTGGCGGACTGGGGAACGATCACGGAAGCCCCCGGAGAGATCCTCGACTATGGAGACATCACGGCATGAGCACACGCATTCAAAGACGCGGCGGCACGGCGTCCGAACACGAGGCGTTCACCGGCGCACCGCGCGAAATCACGGTGGATACGACCAACAACAGCCTTCGCCTCCATGACGGCGTGACGCCGGGCGGTCATCCCGTCCTGATGAAAAGGGAGACCGGCGAGCTTGGCGGCTACAGGAACAAGATCATCAACGGCGATTTCGATATCTGGCAGCGCGGGGACACCGGCTTTACGTCCGCGGGCTACTGCGCCGACCGGTGGTACTGGCGGCCGTCGACCGGGGGCACCGGTTCGGTTGCCAGATCCGGCATCTATCCGGAAGGCATCTCGGAGATACCCGGTGCTCCCCGCAATTTCATCCGGATCGACCACACCGCGGCCGGAACGGAAAGCTGCTATCTGGAGCAGCGCGTGGAGGGGGTGGAGACCCTTGCCGGGCAGGAGGCGACGATGACGGCCTACGTGAAGCCCGATGCGGCGACCGATGTTGCCGTTGATCTGATTCAGTCCTTTGGAACCGGAGGGACGCCATCCGCGCCGGTTCAAGTCGAAGTCCTACCCGTCATGTCCTGTCCGTCAGGCGGCTGGTCGAAGCTCCAGGTCAGGCTCACGCTTCCTTCCGTTGCGGGAAAAACCCTCGGGTCGGACGGCAATGACTATGTGGCACTTCGGTTCAGCTTCGACCCGGCCGCGGTTTTCACGCTGCGCATGACCCATGTGTCCCTGGTCAATGGCGATGCGACCGCGGCAGACGATTCCTTCGAGCCCCGCCACAAACAGCAGGAGCTTGCGTTGTGTCAGAGGTATTACAAACAACTCGGCGCTGGGTTGTCCGGGGTTATCGCTTCAACGGTGCAAGTTTTGTTCAGTGACGCTTTCGAAAGTAAAATGCGGAGTGCACCGACGATTACTTTACTCGATTCCGCACCCTATATCGGAAGTGCGGGCAGCACATATACCGGTTCGTCATCTGTAATTGATGATTCAGGAACCTCTAAGCTGGGATTCTACGCGCGGGTGAATGGTTTTTCGGGATTGACCGGTGGAAATATGGCTTATGTCCGGCAACTCACGAGTGTTTTTGCTTTCGACGCGGAACTATAGCGAACGCATTTCCATTTCGCGCGCTACGTCTGAAATGTTTGCTTGTGACGGCGACCAAGATTCTCGCTGATCTTCATTTTTAAAATGGCTGTATCTCGGTCGTTTCCTGACTTTCAGCCAAAGGAAACCCCCATGCTGATCCGCAATTGGCGGACGGTGCTCCGGCGTGCCTGGAGCGTCCGGCTGATGCTGCTTGCCGGGTTCCTGTCCGGTATCGAGGCCGTCCTGCCGTTGCTGGACGGCCTTTTTTCAATTCCCTACGGCCTGTTCGCGGCGTTGTCCGGCCTGACCGCCGGCTGTGCGTTCGTGGCCCGGCTGCTTGCGCAGAAGGACATTTCCGATGAAGACCAGAACCCGCCTTGCCGGTGCCGCGGCGGCCGGTACCATCGCCCTTGTAGGGGCGTGGGAGGGGCTCCGCCTGACCGCCTACAGGGACATCGTCGGCGTGCCGACGGTCTGCTACGGCGAGACCCGGGGCGTGCGCCTGGGCGACCGGCACACCAGGGCGGACTGCGACGCCATGCTGCTCGTCTCGCTCAGGCGCCACGAGGCGGGCATGCGCGCGTGCCTTGAACGCCCGGACCGGATCCCGGAAAAGAGCTACATCGCATTTGTCTCGCTGACCTACAACATCGGCGTGGGCGCGTTCTGCCGGTCCACGGCGGCGCGGCGGCTGAACGCCGGCGACCTGCGCGGAGCCTGCGACGCGGCGACGTGGTTCAACAAGGCCGGAGGGCGCAGGGTCAAGGGGCTGGTGAACCGGCGGGCCGCGGAACACGCGCTTTGCCTGGAGGGGCTGCGATGAGCGGCGCGGCGGTCTTATCGCTGGCCTGGCGCTTCGTGACCAGCCGGGCCGGGATCGTCGTCATCATCGTCCTCGCCCTGTTCGCCTGGCACAAGGTGGACAAGAATTCCGCCGTGCGCCGGGCGGTCACCGGCTATGTGGCCGACGTGGAGTTTTCCGCCCGGACCGCGGAGCTCGACGAACTGAAACGCCGCTCGGCCCTGTTCGCCATTGCCAACCGGAAACTCGCCGACGAGGCCGCCCGGGCGGCCGCGGAAGCGGACGCCGCCAACCAGGAGCTTGAGCATTATGTCTCGACCGTTGCGGACGATTGCGCTGTTGATGCTGGCCTGCTTGGGCGCCTGCGCAACCGATAGGGACCGCGCGGCCGATGCCGGCGCTGCGCTCGGCACGGTGGCCGGATCCGCCGGCTGGCCGGATCTGCCGGATGATTGCCGCCGGCTGGAGCGCTCCGGCGTGCGCGCCGGCGAGCCGCTGGACACGGCGCTGATCCGGACCGACCGGGCGCTCGGCCGGGCCAATGCACGGGTCACCCGCTGCGCCGGATGGCACGATAGGGTGGGAGAGGGGCTTGGAAGGGGAAGCCGATGACCGAGGAAGACCTGCACGCCATTGCCCGCAGCGCCGGGCGGGAAGGGGCAAAGGAGGCGCTGCGCGCCATGGGCGTCGACGCGGACAACCCGCTTGAAGCCCAGAAGGACATGCATTTCCTGCGGGATCTGCGCAAGGGCACGAAAAGCATGCGCGGCAAGGCGATCAACACGATCGTCGGGGCGCTCGCGCTTGCCGGTCTCTACAAGATCTTCGACGGCTTCAGGTGGGGCCCGTAGGCGCAGGGCGGTGCGGGCGGGAAGTCCGGTTCCGGAGAGGTCAGCGGTCCGCGGACTGTTGAGATCCCCGTTCTTCCCGGTGTGAAATTACCCGGACCCTCCCGGGGAAAAACGCCGGGGGACACAAAAAAACGCCTTGATCTGCGAGACTTTGCCGCGTACACGGACCTTACCGGAGAGGTGGCCGAGTGGTCGAAGGCGCTCCCCTGCTAAGGGAGTAGGCGGGCAACCGTCTCGAGGGTTCGAATCCCTTCCTCTCCGCCACTTTCCGCCGTACTGGCCGACGCTGCGTCTCCCAACGACCGGACTACCGGTCGAACCCTCGACTTCTTGATCCTGTCGGCCGGCGTTGCCGGCCAGGGGGTTCGAATCCCTTCCTCTCCGCCATTCTCAAGCCGTACTGGCCGACGCTGCGTCTCCCAACGACCGGACTACCGGTC